GAACCGGATCGTCGAGAAGCTTCAGCAGATCAGCGTGATGCGCAACCTGTGCCCGGTTCGCACGGTCGCCGCTGACCAGCGCATTGCGATCGGAAACGCGCTGCCGACCACCGTCAAGGTCACCGAAGGCAACACGATCACCGAGGACACAACCACCAGCTTCAGCGCGACGGTTTCGGTCGAAACCTACATGTACGCCAACCATGTTCCGCTGACGAAGCAGTACGAGATGGACGCCATCGGCGGTCGCGACTACATCGTCCGCAAGTGCGGCGAGTCGCTGGCGCTGAAGCTGGAGGACGAGTACACCAACAGCGCGAGCAGCCCAACGGGTCTGCTGACGGCCATCCCGGCTGGTCAGAAGGTCGCTGCGACCGGAACCGCTGCGACCGTTGCGGACATCGATGGGGACAACATCATCGACTGCGTCCACAAGGTCAAGCCTCAGTACCGTCAGGGTGCGCGCTGGTCGATCATGCTCGCAGATGACTGCCTGAAGGCCATCCGCAAGCTCAAGCTGACGAGCGGCGAGTACATCTGGAAGGTGTCGGACAACTACAGCGACATCCGCGACGGCATTCCCGGAACGATCTACGGCGTTCCGTACCGCGTCAACCAGTATGTCCCGATCGCGTCTGCCAACAGCCTCGCGTTCGTCGTCGGCAACTTCGAGTACTTCGAGATCTACGATCGCGGTCCCGCCGAGATCATGATCGATCCGTACTCGCTGTCCACGAGCCTCAAGACGAATGTCATCATGTCGATGCGGACGGAAGGCGTCTGCGTCAACACCGACGCATTCGCCGCCATCAGCCTCTGATCCATCTTCTCCCGACGCCATGCCGGGGGGGAAACCCCCCGGCAGGGTTTATGCCAGTGCCGCTGCTGACAATCAAAGAAGCGCTGAAGATCGACTACGATGAGGACGATCGCGAGCTGCTTCGTCTACGCGAGGCCGCTACGGCGCTCATCGAGCGAAAGACGCAGCTCGGGCTGTGCGTGCGCGAGCATGTCGCCTACCTGCGCAAGATGACCGAGGTGCTGTTCCCATGGCACCCGCTCGTATCGGTGTCCAGCGTCAAGTACACCAGCGACGGCACGCTGGTGACGATGCCAGCGACGGAGTACTGGCTAGACAAGACTGACCGAATGCCGGTTCTGCGGTTTCTTGAAACGCATGAACCGGATGACGGCACCATGATCGAGGTCACCTATACAGCCGGGTACTCCGAGATCCCGGCGGAGCTGGTGCGCGCGATCGTGTCGCTTGTCGAGCATTGGTATAACAATCCCGGTGCATCGACCCCCGCAGCGCTGACGGAAACGCCGCTGGGGCTGCAATTCATCCTGTCACACCTCAGCACGGGGAGCATGATCCGATGATTTCGGGCGGCGACCTGCATCGACGCGCGACGATCATGGCACCGAGCGCCTCGCGGGATGCGCTCGGCATGCGTGTGGACACTTGGACCGACACCGGGACGGTGTCCGTGGATGTGCGCGATCAGGGTGCCAGCGAGCAGCAGTACGCCGACGGCGTCGCGGTGATTCGCAGCTACGAGGTGCGTTGCCGCTGGCCGGACATTGCACGCACCGGGCTGACCGAGCTGCACAGGCTGGTCTACCGAGGACGCACCCTGAAGATCAACGCCATCCGCAACAGCGGCGAGCGCGACCGGGTTGCAGTCATGGAATGCACCGAGGTGTCGGCATGAGTCTTGAAAGCGCTGCGCGCGCCATGCTCACTGCTGGATCGACGATCAATCTCGTGCCTGACAGCCGGGTTACGCACGGCTACCGATTGCAGGAATCCGATCTCCCGGCCATCACCTTTGAGCTTCAGGAAACATCCCTCATCACCGTCGGAAGCAGCCCGCTGCGGTCCAGCGTGATGTCGATCGAGTGCATTGCGGAAAGCACGCTGGACGCGATTGCAATTGGCGCGCAGGTCCGAGCTGCCTGCACTGTGGGAACATTCGATTCCATCGTGTTCCATGCGGTTCGGGAACAGGGATTCGCAGTGCAGCCGCCAACGGTTGCCGACGGCGACGAAGCGCAGCCTGCCGTCTATACGCTGACATACTCAATCACCTATCAGGAGTGACCGATGGCGATCACAACCAACACCAGCAGCATCACGATCGCAGCGGCGAACATCGCTGCCGTCGGATCGTTCAACATCACGAACAATCGCGCTGCGCTTGAAATCACCGAGCTTGGCGAATCAACCCGCAAGTTCACGCACGGCATTCAGGACGCTACGGCGTCGCTGACGCTGTTCTACGACCAAGCATCGTCCGGCCACACGGCGCTTGAGGCCTTGATTGCATCGCCTGCGGCCGTGGCGTTCGTGATCACGCTGGCGACCGGACAGACCTACAGCTTCAGTGCGTATGTCACCAGCTTCGCGATCGATGCGACCGCTGGCGAGCTGATTCAGGCGACCGTCCAGCTTCAGGTCACAGGAGCGGTGACGATCGCATGAGCATCCGCGACGCACTGACCCTGCGGGACTATTCCGCGACGCTGTCGAGCGGCGTCACGGTGACGCTGCGCCGTCCCAGCGCGCTGGACCTCATCGAAGGCGTCCAGTTCAGCACCGAACACCCCAACAGGCTGCACGCATGGTTTGTGTGGCGGCACCTCATCGAGGATGGCGCGCAGGTGTTTGCGTCCCTCGATGAGGTGCTGGGGTGCGACGCGCATCGAGTCACAGAGATCGCGCAAATCGTCGAGCGGCTGTACGCCGAAGGCCGGGACTAGGTCAGGCCGCGCGAGTGGTACTCCGCGCGGCTACAAGGCACATGAGTACCGATCTCGCGCGGATACCTGCGGCGCTCCTCAACATCGAGCTGGAAATCCCCGATTGGAGCGGCATCCGTGAGAAACTCCGGTTTCTTGAATCGAAGGCAGACGCGCGGCACGGGGTATGTGACGCAGTTCCGGTTCGATCCCAGCGATTTCCGCGAGGTGATCCGCGAGCTTCAGAAGTTCCCCGAGGAAAGCCGTCAATGGGTAGTGAAGCGCGGGCTGCGCGTGTGGGGAAAGGCAGTGATAGCCAGCGCTCGTAGGTACTGCTACGCGAAGGCGACGCACACCAAAGCCGCCATGTTTCAGAAGGTCAAGAAATACCGGAGCGGTGCCATTTGGAGCGCCATCGGCGTTGCCGAGGGTGCCAACCCGCGCGGAAAGGTCACGCGAGGCAGATACGGTGACATGCTGCCGGGCTGGCGTTCCCATTTCTATGAAGTGGGATGGACTCCCTATGTGTCACGATCGGAATCGGAACGCTTTGAGCGGGCTGCTCGCGCTGCTTCCTATTGGAAGGGCGTCGATTTCCGGCAGAAGCGTGTACGCGCGGAACTGACGCCGGAAGAGAAGCTGCGCGCCGGGAAGGGAATCCGCTGGCGCAAGGGATTGCGGAAGCGCACCGGGGGAAGACAGCGCATCTACGCGCTGAACTGGATGCGCAAGGCCTACACGCTGCATGCTGGTCGCCTGAAGCCTGAACTGGAAAAAGCGCTAGGTGATTTGGTTCGCAGGAAGAGTGGCAAGCCATGAAGATTCCCAACCTGAAGATTCCCGTCACGATCGATGCCAGCGGGCTGGAAGGCGATCTGCGCAAGGCTGAAGCGCGGATGAAAGCCAGCGCCAAGCGTGTTTCTCAGATGCGCGCAGCCGCAACGCCAGCGTTTGGAGCGCTCGGCGGCGGAGCGCTGGGCGGAGTCGCTGGCGGATTGAGTCAGCTCGGAGCTGGCGGCACGATCGCCGGAGCTGGTGCCATGGCGCTCGCAGCGCCGATGCTGATCGCAGAGCGTGTGATCTCGGCATTTAGCGAGGCGACGCGCGGAAGCACCGAGGCGCTGCGCCAATTCAGGGAAACCGGGATCAACACGACGCAGATGAATACCGTGATGCTGGAGATCCTCAGCAGCATGGAATCGCGCGCGCAGAAGCTTGCGGACGCGCCGAGCGTGTTTCAGAGCTTCCTGACGGGCACTGGCGGCGAGATGAATTCGATCCTGCAATGGGCTAAGGAATTCATGGAAGGCCTGCGCGCGCTGTCGGCTGGTATTGGCGCGATTACCAGCGGCAAGAGCTTTGGCGAGGCGTTCCTAGCAATGCAATTGCCTGCTGCGAATGAATCCTACGCGCAGCAATTGCGCACCGAGATGGACAAGCGCGCTGCCGTGCGCGAACGATTCCAAGCGGTAGGTGGTGATGCGCTGGGACAATTTGCACCTGATCTCGCACCGTTTGGAATCCAGCTGGGTGCTTGGCTGGTGAGGTCACTCACATGAGCGTTACCACAGCAAGTTTCACATATCACGAAGTCGAGCCGATCTCATGCCAGGATCCGACGGCTGACAAGCCGGGAACCATCGTGAATCGGATCATCGTCGAGCGCACGCCGATCGGAGTTCCGCCGAGCTTCGCGCCTATCGCCATTCCTGACGATGTCGCTGATCTTGTGAACGAGAATGTTCTGCCGCTGGAGGGTGAACCATGGCCGGGCGGCGGAACATGGCACCAGTTATGCCGTTTCCGAGGCGCGACCTACGAGACATTGCCGGGCGGCGCGTTGTCCGTGACTCTGAACTGGTCCACTAGGTACATCGTGGATCCGGTTACTGGAAGCGCCAATCAGCTCCCAGTGGTGATGGAATATGGAACGCGCGCGCGCAGCACTACGATTTACCGCAGCGGGTACACCGTGAATCCGCCAGCTGCGCTGAATGTCAGTGCGACCGACATTGGCGGCGCTTCGCTGAAATCCAGCGACGAAGGAAGCACCGTCGATGTCACGACCAGCAATGTGCGGCTGCGAGTCGTTCAGGACGCTAGCGTTGTTCCGGTGAAAACCGCTGCATCTACCCTGTCCAATTATCAGGGGAAGCTGAACAGCGCGACCTTCTGTGATTTCGCCGCATATTCGCTGCTGTGTGTGGGCGTTTCGGTGAACCCATTGGAAGGCGAATTCTACGAAGTGGTGATGGAGTTCCTGTGGGACCAGTGGTATCACCACGAGCAGGTAGCCACAATCGCAGCCGACGGGCGTCCCAGCAGGACATCGGCTGGCGAATTGGCGGAGGTCAAGTGGAAGCGCATGGCGCGCAGCACCACTGACTTCAACAACCTTTTTGCAGGTGATGCGCGTCTCAAATTGCGCGCGGAAAATGGCTGGTGGGTATGAGGTACGGCGGCGGATCCCAGCAGGCGCGCAACACATTGGACATCGAGCGTGTCCGAAGGTTGCAATTCGACCATG